ATCCCAAGGAGTTTCAACCGTTGTTCTAGCAGATTCTTCATATCTACTTAATACACCTTTAATATAATCATGCCCTAATTCAGTAACATTTCCTGCTTTCATAGCATCATCAATTACTGCTTTTATTTGATCATACTCACCAATCTGTAATAAATCTACTGATTTTAAAATTGCATTTTTTAATGATTGATTTTTACAAAATTCAAGTATTGTTTTTTCAACAAACTCTAAATCTGTAGCTTCTCTATTATTATAAACTTCTTTAAGATTGTGTATAACAGATGTTTTTAAAATATCATTATCTACATCGTCTATTATTATTTTAAGCGCTTCTAATGTTGGTTTCCTTTTAAATTCTAAAAAATATTTTTTAATATTATCAACTAACCATCTATCAGCCTCACTATCAAATATCTTTGGATCTAATATATCAAATATTGATTGTAAAAATGTTTTTCTAAATAAAAGTGAAGTAATTATTTTTTTCTGAAATGATGTACCGAATTTACTTAATGTATCTATATTATCCACTATTACCTTCCCCGTATAAATCTTTGCGTACTAATTCTATTTTTTTCTTTCTATATCGAGCTACCGCCTTCTTTCTAATAAATTCTCTATTGCGCTGATAATATTCCATATTCCAACGTCGTTGCGCTTCAAGTTTTTCATCGTCAGTCTTATATATTATTTTTCTACCCATAACAAATTTTTATTTTTTTATATATCTTTTTATTTTTTTATATATCCATCCAACTTTAAAAAATGTTGATTTAACCAACTATCAATATTAGGTAAATTAGTAAATAACCTATCTTCCATAAACAATTTTTCAAAGTTATATTTTTGTAACTGCGGTTTATTATTATCCAAATGATTTAATAACTTCACCTTTGTTGTTCCACTAATATCTACATTTTCAAGTTGCATTAACTTATAATTTCTATCAATCAATTCTGCATGCTCTGTTAACTTTACTTTTAATTTATCTAAAGTATAATCTTCTTTATCTATTAGTTCAGGAAACTTCTTTATAATAGTTTTTAATCCAAATCTGGGTACACCTTTTATATTATCAGATTTATCTCCATCTAATATTTTATAATATATAAAGTTTTTAGGATGAATTTTATATTCATCTACAATTGCATCTACATCATATAATTTTTTTCTAACTGGACTCCAAATTTTTATAGTATCTGAAACTAATTGTAAAAAATCTTTATCAGTTGACATTATTATAGATTTTTTAAATTTATTCTTTACATAATATGCAATAACATCATCTGCCTCTATATTATCTGCCGATACAATACTTACAGGTAACAACTCAAGATAATTTAATAACCGCTTCAATTGAGTTATCATATTTAATTTTTCATTTTTAGACTCTAATCCTTCAGATCTATTTACTCGTATAGCACCTCTTCTACGGTTCTTATATTCTGGATAAAATTTACGGCGGCGTACAGATCCTCCCTTACCATCGAATACTATTACAACTCTTGTTGGTGCTAACATTCGAATTGCATAACCTATACTTCTTAAAAATCCAACAATTCCTCCAACGTGTATTCCATTTTCATTGGTGCTTGGAAATACACTAAAGACTCGGATAAACGTATTTAATCCATCTATGAGAAGTACTTTATCGTCTATATCACCGCCATAAATATCAACTTTTGATTTATCTTTAATTTGATTTAAAATTGATACATAATCATTAGAGTTCATCCATTCCATCCTCAGTCATTACAACATCATCAATCCCTAATTCATCTATATCATATTTTAAAATTAATTTTTCACATATCAATTCATATAAATGTTCTTTTAAACCATCAACTTCTTTAAGTAATTTCTTAAAATCTTTAGATTGAAATTTGTGTTCGTTTCCTAAATTATCAGTAAGTGTATACCAAGCTCCAGCTTGCTTTACAAGTTTGTAATCTTTCATTACAGTTAACCAACTGCCAGTATCATCAATACCACTTTCGAAATAAAGAGGAAACTCCGCTTTTCTCAACGGAGGTCCTAATCTATTCTTTATAACCTGCGCAAGAATCGTCATTCCAATAACATTCTTTTTAGCATCTTTTATTTGGCCTTTATTCTTTAATCTAATTCTTGTAGATGCGTGAAATGGTAATGCTTTACCACCACTAGTAGTCCAAGGGTCACCAAACATAACACCTAATTTTTGTCGTAATTGATTTGTAAACACAAGAGCCACTTTTTGTCTACCTATCATTTGAGTAATTTTTCTTAATGCTTTAGAAATAATAATAGCCTTAGCAGTAGCCCAACCATCTTTATCAAAATCTGCTTCCATTTCTACTTTGGTAGATGCTCCTGCTACTGAATCAACTAAGATTGTTACTAATCTATCTTTATCTGATTCACGAACTTTAGCAACTATATGTTCAATAGCCTGAAATATATCTTCTACAGTTTCTAAATGCAAATACAACATATTACTTACATCTATTCCAATAACTTTTAAAAAATCTTGACTAACTGATGTTTCAGTATCAATATAAACTGCCACCCCACCTTTTTTCTGAGTTTCAGCTAAAATGTGTGCACCAATTAATGATTTTCCACTTGATTCCAATCCATTGATTTCTGTAATTCTACCAACCGCAATACCACCATTGGGTTTATTTGATATTGCTAAATCTAATAGTGTAGAGCCTGTAGAAATAAAATCCTTTATATCCGTAGGTGTTTCAGTACCACTATCTAAGAAAAATGCAACTTGATCAGTATCTTTAAATTGTTTATTTAAGTTTTCTGCTAACACAGCAGCAAGATCATCTCTTGTACTCATATAAAACTCCTAAATTAAAATTGGGGGATGTTACCATCCCCCGAATTTATATTGTTAACTATTAAATAGATCGTCAAATGCATCTGTTGTAGATGAAACTGGCTTTGTAGTAGTTTCGGCAACTGGTGCAGTAGAAGCAGGTTTAGAAGTTTTTTTAGATTCTTCACTACCTTCATCCTCTGATTTTCCTGAAATCCAAGATTCAAGAACTGAAGTTAATTCTTCATATGATTTCTCTTTATAGATTTCATTCAAATCCTTCTGATCATTCAAAAGTTTTTCCATAAGACTTGCATCTTCTGTAATTGGAGTTTGGTTTGGTTTAACCCTAATATTTGTTTTAGGGAAAGCCGTACCGAGTTCTTCAGCAGTTTTAAACTCAACTACAATATCACGACCATTCATAGCATCTGTAATGTCAAAGTAATCAGGATCTGTATTAATAGAAAGTAGTTCTTGATAAACTGTCTTTCCAAATCCCCAGAACTTAACACCTTCAGATTCTTGACCACGAACTACAATTGGAGCAAAAGTTCTCATTTTTGCTTCCAATTTTTTACCAATTTGATAATCATCTCTGCTACCATTTTCTTTGAGTTTTTGAGAAAACTCTTCAATTGGGTCTGGACGACCGTTTGAAATTGGTGAAAGATAGTTCTTCGAGCCAATTTGATAATGAAAAAACAACTCAATAAATGGGTTGTCTTTATTATGCAAATATGGTACAATTCTAATTTGAGTCTGCCCAGCGGGCGGTTTCCATAGATTGCTTACACGAGTATTTGAGTCTTGAAGTTGCGATAACCTTGCTTTGATTGCATTAATATCCATTTTTTAATCTCCTATATTATGCTTTATTTTTTAATATTCAATTTGTAGTTATTTCTTTATAACCTACAATAATATATATAATCTAAATTTTAAAAAACGTATTTTTTTTTATTTAGCTAAAAACTTTTTATTCATCGTTTTTGATACAGCCCCGACAGAAGTTACATCAATAAACTTAGCATCTTTTCCATACATTCTTTTGAAATCTTCCATATTAGATTGTCTCTCATATTCTCCACCAATGAAATAACTTAAAACTTTAACACCTTTTCCACGAATTTCTTTCATCATTTTTCTAGTGTGTTTGATTGCTGTATCATGATAATACCGGATTGATTCATTACTAAACATCGGCATTCCATCTGAAAAGTTTAGGAAATAACTTTCCTTATCATTAGAACCTTCACTTATTTTATTCATAATAGCTTGGTAACATAATCCTTCAGGAGTAGTTCCACAAGTTCTAAGATATTTAAAATATTTTTTAACATGTGCTATTTTATTTTTTCTACTGTCATAAGCTATTAAAATAGCAGGCATTTCACTATTTCTACTTCTCCCGCGGTTATAAGTAGTATATCTAACTGAAACTTCAACTGTCAAACCTTCAATCATTGAAGCCGCTTTACAAATAGCAACAGTAGATTTAATAGTATTATCCCATTTATCACCACTCATAGAACCACTAGCATCAATTGAAATATGTAAGTGAGCGTCAGCATAACTATCAGTAAAAGTAGTAGAGAAAACTCTTTCGTTACCAAAACCTAATTCAGCAATCAATCTCTTATCAATTCTACCACTATCTTTACGAGTCCATTT